AGTGGCCGTGCCAGAAGGCGTGAGGTTGACAAATGCAGAGCCCGTGTAGTAATTAAGCCCATGAATGGTGGCGCTATTATTCACCCACAATTCGCCTGTTGAATTACCAGCACTCCCAGCAGGCACTGCGTTAGGAGCACTTGCCCCTACATGCACAGGCCCCACTTTCACTACTGCCCCAGCACTATCTTTCAGGAATAGCCCTGGAGTGCCAGAAGCAGTGTTAATTGCAAGTTGGCCTTCAGCAAGCCCAGAAGCCGTTGGACGCTTGCTAGCCGTGGAGGAACGAAGGTGCTTAACAGTGGAAGCCATAGTAATGGAGGCCGAACCAAAAAGGCGGCATTAACTTTGTCACATTCTAAGGCTAATAATACTCGCCTTCATCTATCACGCCATTGGAGGAGTTCAAAATATGGTCAACGTTGTCCCATGCCGTGTAGTAAAAAGCTTTTGCAGTTTTTACTAGCACTTGCCATTCGTCGCCATAAGGGGGCACTTCCTTCCCTGAATAGACAAAACGCTGTGCTTGATGGGCCATTTATTTCCCTCCATTGTTCCTAGGCATAAGTGCCATCGTCTATAATGCCAATGCTCACAATGCCAGTGCCTGATGCCACTACTACTTCCGTAGATGCTCGCACAATGCCTGCTGTGGTGCTATTAGCAATTTGCACTTTCGGCCATACGCTTTCGTTGAAATCCTCCTGAGAGGCAATGCCAGAAGCAGCAGGCACAAGAGAAGCGCCTGTCACGAGCACGTCTTGATCACTAACGCCTGCCACTGCGCTAGAAAGGCTAATCTTTGTCCAAGACGCGCCGATACCTTCAGACAACACCCAGTTGCCAATGGAGAGAGGTTCTGTCGGGGCAGGAGCGGTGCCAGTGCCACTAGCCGTGACAATGAGATAGACGCCATTATTGCTAGTGTTGGGTGATGACAGTTCTTGGCCAATGGTTAGTCCAGCTTCAATGCCATAGCTATTGATACTTGCGACAGTATTGCCGGAAGCGTTGTACGTGCCGCCAAAGCGCAAGTTGATTTGCGTGGGCGAGCCATAGCCAAGGTTTAGCCAGTAACCATTAGGCACAGGCGCAACCTCTCCCACCCATATATATGCAGCTCTATCATTAGGATTGATCCACCACTGTCCAGCAAATTCAGGCGTTGGAGCACTTTCACTTACTTGTGCAATGCCATAGTCTGCAAGTTGAGAAGCAGTGACGCTATTCTCTGCTAAAAACGAACTTCCAAAATTTCCGCTAATAATCTTGCTTGCATCCAAGTCGGGAATATCAGAAGCTTGCAAAGTTTCAACGGCGCTAACAACGTGCCCCTCACTGTCAATTGTCACTGCTCCTGCATAAGTGCCGGCAATGGCAGCGTTGGTATGGTTTATGGCGCCAGCGCCATCCACGGCAAGACCAGCGCCTGGCAGCACAGCTCCAACCGTGCCAGAAGCCGCTAGCGGCAAATCAGAAGAAGCAAGGGCTCTAAACGTGGGGGCCGTAGCAATGCCAGAAACGGGACCAGCAAAAATAGTGGCAGCAGTTTGATCTTCTACAGTGGTGGTAATTGTGGCTGAATAATTATCTGGATAAGTGACGGCAAATGCAATGGGCGTGGAATCAACAAAATCGATGGAACTGATTGCTGAATGGCGCTCCCAAGAGTCACCGTCCCAAGTGTAAGCAAAGTCTGTAACGCCATCTAAGTATTGTTGGCCAATGAAAGTGCCTGCCGTTATTGGTGCGCCTGTGCCAACAATGGAAGCAGAATTATCGGCAAGTTTGATTGCAGTGATGCCTGAATCAGCAATTTTGCCAGTAGTAACTGCACTGGCGCCAATGGCTGCCTCAATAACACTTTCCGCGCCATAGTTGTCTGAAATCAAAGAGCCGCTTGCAACAGTAGCGCCAGACACTGCGCCAGCATCAATGTCACCTGGCTCCACTAGAGCTTTAGTGGCAAGAGCACCAAGCCCCAGCACGGTCCTAGCGTCTGAATCACTATTGCCACTTGCCAAGAAGTCTCTGGCATAAGAGGGCAATGGCGAAGAAGCATAAGTGTCGGCGCCTGTTAGGTAGAGAATTTCATCGGCAGAAGTGGTAAGGCCAGCAATAGAAGCAAGGCCCGCGTCATAAGCCTGAACGTCAGTGCCAATAACCAAACCAAGATTGGTGCGAGCATCAGCCGCAGACGATGCGCCAGTGCCTCCATCTTCAATGGCAAGATCAGTGATGCCTGAAATGGTGCCCCCAGAAATGACAAGGCTGCTTGCATCTTGCGTGGCAAGCGTTCCTAGGCCAAGCGTGGCCCTCACTTCAGCAGCAGTGGTTCCAGAAGCAATTGAACGAGCAAAGGAAGTGAAGAGCGTGGAAGCAACTACGCCTGATGCGCTTGCATAAATGATTTCATCGGCTTCATCGAATTGTGCCACTACGCCAGACAGAACGGCACTATAAGCTTGGATGTCAGTGCCAATGGCAAGACCAAGGTTTGTTCTTGCCCCTGAAGCCGTAGATGCGCCTGTGCCTCCATCAGCAATGGCAATGTCCGTGATGCCGCTTATCGTGCCGCCACTAATGGTTGCGTTGCCAGTGACAAGTACAACTCCGCTCACAGTGCCGCCAGAGATGGCCACACTGTCTGCATCTTGGGAAGACAACGTGCCAAGTGTTGGAAGCCCGCTGAGGCTCGCATAGGTGCCACTGGTGGCCACTGGAGCCAAACCAGTCACTCCACTCACGTCAATGACAATGGGCACGCCAGAGGCGCTAGTAATTAAGCCCTGAGGATTGACAATAAATTGCGCAACAGTGGCTGCATCGCCATAAGTGCCAGAAGCTACTCCCGTGTTATCAAGAGCAACTGCGCCAAGCTTCGTCGTAGAACTTTGATTAAGCTTTCCTAAGTCAATAAAGCTAGATGGTGCGCCACTAATGCCAACATTCAACAAATTGGCAACAGTGACCTTCTTCGTGTCACCAGCGCTTAAGTCAACAATGGGCAGTTCATCAAGTTGAGAAAGATCAACTGACAGTTCATCAAGTTCAGAAATGCGAACAGCCATTGTTAATTAGCCTCTTCAAGAACGCCGAGCTCTTCTAGCGTTGACTCTTTGACAATGCTAACATTGTTTTCCGTTGTTAAATCGACTGGGCTATCCCCTGCTCGCAACTTAAATTCTCCAGCCGTAACAAAATCAAAGCTGCATTCTGCCATTTGATCTGCCGCCACCGTCATGGCTGATTTAGTGAGAATGCCATTCACTTGATAAAACACTCCTTCATTTGTCGTATAACCCGGCGGCTGCGGAAGGCCAGGCTCTAGGATGTAAAACTTTCCTTCAAAACGACTTCCCACTTCAATCTTTTGAATGAGCTGAGACAAGGCCAAAGGAATTTCCTCGCCAATGACATTTTTGAAGCTAAACAAGCAATCTAATGTGCCACCGCCGCTAATTGCACTAGAAGAAAAGTCTCGATACTTGCCGCCCAAAGCCGTTGTGTCTACAGTTTCCCTTTCTGTGGAAAGCGTAAAGCCCGTTACTTGCCCAAGCGTATTGAAGCCACCAGGCAACAAATTCACTTTTACTGGCCATGGTGCTGCCCCAGCAGATTGCGCAAGTGGAATGGCTAGATAACGCACTCCTGGGTTGGCGATGGCATCCGTAAAATTGCGATACATGCGGATGGCACCAAGCGTGTCAACATTGGCAAAAAATTCTAAGGGGCCAACTGATGCGCCAGGGTTGTCAATGTATTGAGTGTTGGCAGCGTTTTTATAGAAACGAAATGGTAGCCCCCTGCTGTCGCTAGTGCTAATCCTAATGCGGTCGCCAGTGGTGATTGTGCCAAAAGGCAGGTCAAGGCCCTTGGCAGTGCCTAACGAAAACCGCTTGCGAGGAACATACAGGTCTGACTTTGCAATTTCCAGCTCTAAAACATTACTTTCGCCAATCCTTTTTAGTTCAACGCTGCCATAATGCCCTGCAAAAACTGTCATAGCATGGCTCTATTTTATCAAAGAGTGCTTACGCCCGGCTTCCACGGAACATCCAACAAGGGGCCATCAACGGTGAAAGAAGTGTCAATCGTAACCACTTCGCCATAGTTCACGCCAACGCTTGCGCCAGTGATATAGGCATTAAAAAGAAAATTAGTTTTCCAAATGGCATCTCCCCCTACGTCCGAAGAACTGCCGATGGCGCTTCCATCAACGGCCAAATTTAGCACCACGCGAGGAGGAGTGCCGCGAGGAAAAAGAATGTCAATCAGCTCAAAAGTGTCCCTTTGGGCATCTTCCCCCCTGTTAGTGCCATCGTCTTCATAAAACATTAAAGTGGCACTGCCTTCCCCGGAAGTGATAGACGGAGAAAACGTTTTAACGGCATCCCCCAGGGCAGTAGTTTCCACCACTTCGCTGCTGCTATTAAGAGTCCAATTACGAACTTTTGCAATACGATATTTGTCATCTAAAATCTCTCGCTCCTTGTCCACGCCAACCGTAGCAGTAGTGCTAATCGCAAAACTACTAGTCATTTTTACCAAGTTTCCCTTCACCGTACGGGCAAAGTAAATTCTATCACCAGCGACATAATTAGTTCCCTTGCTGACCACATTGAAGACAATTGAGCGATTAGTAGCATTGGCCGACAAGGCGGAAGCTGCCCTCACTCTTGCGCCACGACCGTCGCCTTGCAAGTTAATTACAGAAAAAGTTTCATTTAGCGCTACGGCCTGTCCGGGCAGCACAGTGCGAGTGAAGCTGCCTTGAATGCCTGCATCCAATTGCCGCGCAATGTAAATGCGTCCATTGTTGCCTGTGTATATCATTTGTTTGGCTTACTTTGTCCTTTCATGATAGCAGCATCTTAATGGCGCGGAAGCCATTATTCATTTCGCCCGTCAATGCTAAACAAGCCACTGTCATCACTAGCCAGCCCTCTCGTGATCAGAGAATAACCATCTTCGTCAGTGGGGTGTTCAACTGCGCGAACAGTCACTTCACCTTCTTCGTCCATTGACACTTCCGTCACGCGAAATGTTCTCTTGCCCCTGACAACTCTACCAAGCACGAAAACGTAGCCTTCTCGCCCTTTCAAAGCTTCGGCTTTGCCATCCACCACTGCTATCGTGCTCTTAAACAATGTGTTAGTGGCCTTTTTATTATCCTCAGTTTCGCTTGGGCATTTATCGTCCCCGGCGCCCTCACTATGGGTGCTATTAGGGTTGTACAGCAAAAATTGATAGTCACCATTCTTCACGGCATCAGCAATAGGCAAGTTTAATTCGCCGCCCTTGCCAATGGTGCCGCTATAAATTTTGTCCCATTGATTCTGCGCCAATTCAACGTAAATGTAGGCACTTGGCCCCACATAACTGTCAGTTGGGAAAGTTTTGAATTCAATGGCGCGGCGAGAATGACGCCTTGTTTGGCAGAGAAGCTTTCCTAGAAGAATAGCCTGCGCCTTGTTCGTAACGAATTGAGAGGCATCAATGGTTTCCCTTAATGCACTGTCTTCATTGGCATTTCTTCTCTTAATTTCTACGCTGTTCTTTCTTGGGAAGGCACCATCACGCTCATTGTCTCGATAAATAATTGTGACAATAACATCTTCTGTGCTAGTGCCATAATCAATAAATTCCTCTTTATAACTTTCTTCGAGAATGTTGCCTTGGTTAAACAAGGCAGCAATGGGCACTGTCACGCCTGTTTCTCTGCTAGCAATTTTGCCGGAGCTTTTTTCATAAGGAACGCCTGGAATGAGCGCCTCCCTGCCGTCAATTTTGGCAAGTTCAAGCAAGCTAAATGGTGCATTATCAGCCCAGAATTGGCGCCATGATTTAGGCTCAGCTATCAAACCATCCATGAAGAGCTTATTGCGTTCGCAAAACTTTTTGCTTTTTGCCAGTTGCTCAAGATCAATGGCAAACAAATCGCCAGAATATTTTCCAATGCCATCGTTCCCATCCAAAATGGTGTCAAGGAATATATCAGGAGCCCTATTGGCATAACCACCAGCTCTCACTCGTCCAGTGCCAGCCACTGCTGCTTTGGCAATAAACACTTCTCCCACTGCGGGAGTTTTGCGCAGTCCTGCAACGCTCCAATTGGAATTGCCTACAACAGTAATGTAATAGGAAGTGCCGGGCACCATTTCAGCAGTGCCAAAGGTTCTGGTTGGAGGCAGGTATTGATAGCCGGGTTGTCCCCAGCCAATATTATTGACTGTGCCTGAAGTGCGCAAGAGCCTGCACCTTCTTCCTTCATTGACAAACATAGACAAGGAGCGCAAATCTTGCACATTGCGCCCTGAATACATATTGAATCCTGCCAAAGAAAGATCGCCATAAAGGCCGGGATATTCCTTAAAGTTTTCAACAATTTGTTCAGTTACTGCCGTGAGCGTAAATTCAGGCCCTTGGTCAAACGACATTTGCAATTGAGTGTCGGCCGTGTGACTAAACAAGTCCCATTCATTTGTATCTCTTGGGCTATTGTTTCTTGGGGGCAGCATATTGCCACTATTAACAGTGGCGCCAGTAAAAGAAAAAGAGCGACCATCGTCAAGATTAATAGTTCTTTCCTTGCCGGTATTTTCCAGGTAAAAGAATCGAGTGACGCCGTTAGTTTCCAAGCTGTATGTTTTAATTTCTGCAATGGTATCGTGAATGGGCTCTAGCTCAAACGACCAAATATTTGCATTATCGGCGCCATTCTCTCCAGAATTAAACCGCAAATAGATGTAATTGTCCACATCAGCAGCCCTTCTCACAACGAAAATACCTTTGACGTATAAATACCTGCCCCCTCTCTTCTTGTATCTTACTAGAAACATTGCAGATCGCTGCTTTAAGCCATTATCACTTATGGGGTAGCCATCCACTCTTTCGCTTCCATATTTTTCTTGCCTGCCATTGATGCGCCTAGAAACCCTAGCCCGCAAAGCTAAATCAACAATGTGACAAGGGGAAATGGTTTCATAAGTTGCCATTTCAACTTTAACTAACGCTTTCGTAAAAAACCGGTTATTTCCAGGAGTTCTGGCACTGTACGGAGTGCTTGGAGCGCGGCCTCCTTCCACACAGCGCAAAACAACAACAACATCCCCCTCGTCAGTGGAGCCCGCAGAT